GTCAGTCCACCGATTGGTCATCTCCGTATTGTAGGCAGTTCCACGCAGGCCATTCGCAAACATCTCTGGCTGGATCAACTGGACTTGATTTCCCTGGACCATGGCTGGACCATAGTTGCTCATGAAGAACACGATGCCAGCAACCTCGACGATGGACTTCGGAGACACACACCCGATATCCTTGGAGATTCTCACAGCATCGAACGGGGGGCCGACAAGCATGTACACCGAAAACTCCTTGAAGATGTACATCTGCTCACCACCGATGAGGCCAGTGATCGGACCCCCATCGTCGAGAAGATTGATCGGGATGCTGCCACGGACTTCCGGATGAACAGTCGGGCTCGCATACCTGAAGATGTTGTCGGACATGGAAATCCACACCATGGAGTCCAGCTTCTGACCAGCGGCATACATGGTGTTGGACCCTGGATAGCCAGCCCTCATGACACAATTCGCTAGGACCATATGATTCTTGTACGGGGCTGCGAATCTTGCCGCAAATTCTGCTGTCTGATGAGAAGAACCTGTTGGAGCGGTAGTCTTGATCAGATTGACCGTGTCTCCGGTAGCGGCATCGTCATCATAGACCTGTATAGAATCGAACCCAGTGCCAAGAGCCTCTCCACCACCAGCCGGATCGAGCCCCAACCCGGCGAACACGATATACTTACCATACTGAGCAATGTTCCCAAGCGGATCTGCCGTCCATCCTCCGGAGATTGTGATGTCAGTGAACGCGAAAGGCACTGACGCTCCACCGTTCTTGACGGCCGTAGACCTAATGATCTTCCCAGTCTTGGCGGCTCCGTATTGTGTCGCGTACAGGTACTTTACTGACGCATACGCATGCGCAATTCTATTCGTAGTTCCAGAAAGATCAATCGTTATTGAGTCGGCGTCTGCCGGTAGGAACCCACCCCTGTACCCCTGCACCATGGGCGCAACATTCCTGGCGCACAAGAGATACCCATCTCCGTACCAGTTTGCATCCCTCTTCCATGGACCAAACGGAATGATCTTCTTGAGGGCGGCCATTAGATGTGCTTTCTGATCTCAGTGACGCTCCGGCCCATCTGGGCCTCAGTGCGCAGCAGGTTCAACTGCTCCTGCCACATGGATGCATACATCTGGACCTTCTCTGTCGCCCCCTCCACTCCACCATAGGCGCGAGAGAACAAGTTGATCGCCGCACGATAGAACGTCAGCCAGTAGGCTTCCTGGAACCATGCGCTCGTGTGCGTAGTAGCCAGAGTCACGGTAGCATTCCCCATGCTCCCCTGATCCTGCGGCTCGTAGAATGCCCATGCGCTACCAGTGTACTTGAACACTGGAGTGCCAATGTCTGCGACATACAGGTACTCAATCGTATCTCCAGTCAAGCTAGGAATAGGAAGGATCACCATCTTCTTAGCTCCGGCATCGATGGAGAACCCATACGGAGATCCAGTCTCACGATATGCGACGTTAGCCACACTACTCTGCTGCACCTGATTGGAGTGCTGAATCGGCATGCTCTTCAGCTTGGTCTTGGCAAGAAACTCGCTGGACGGAACACTCCACACGGAATCTTGCACGATACCGATGTAATCATGCGGAAGGTCGTATCGGTCCACGTTGGCAATTGTCTGGAACGTGTACCATCTATCATTGAACGGGAACCTGTATCTGCGGTTAAACCTGATCGACTCGCAGATCGCAATCTTCACATCATTCGTGACCTGAGAGTTCGCGTCGGTCGTACCAGGATCGATATGCATCTCCCGAAGCAAGTGTTGCGACATGGTTGCGAGATCCGACATTCACTCTCCTAGAAAGAAAAGGGGGTGGGGATTTTCGGCCCCACCCCCAAGGATTCTACTTCATGTTACATGCTATCAGGTCGGGGTGTTATCCCGTCCAGAACGCATGGCAACATCAGCCGGTTCGAGGAACAGCACATACGACACCTCGACAAGGATCTCACAATCCGTGTCGGCATCACCAGCGGCCTGATGGGCAAACTTCAGACGAAGGTAGAAGTCGTCGTCAGTGGTGGTCCAGTTATACCCAGTGTCACTGGGACTCATGTTGGCAAACGTGCCAACATTTGCCGGAGTGGTGGTGGCCGCAACGAGGACCTTAGTGACCGACCCGTCATACGCCTGAAGCTCGCCATCCGCCGCAGGGGTTCCGTGGTCATCCCACCCGCCAGTCCGAGTACCAACACGGGCATTCACGAACTTCGCATACGGGGGGAGGGGTGCGATCTTGATGACATCATCAGCAATGATCTGGTAGGAAGCATCGCCAGTGAGTTCCGCAAGATCAATCGAAAAAACTCGCGTGATAACACCGGGGAACCCGGAGTTAGCAGTGTAGGGCTCATTCCAGTACTTGGCAGTGGTGTAAGTAGTAGCCATGTTATCTCTCCTTACGCCTCAACCGAAGTCCCGGCAATCTGCAGCCAAGGATCGTAGACAGTGGAACTCGACAGGCCGCTACCGTAGTCCGCATGCGTCTCGGCAACCACGATGGCGTTCTGGCGGGGAGAAACCTCGCCGGGAGTCGTGAAGACAGGAGCCACGCCACCAATAATGGTCGTCGCAGCAATCTGCTTCCGATGAGCGAAGTCGTCCGCTTCGGTGTCCCAACGGAACTTGTTGAGAGCGAAGCCAGGCGCAGCCCACCCGGCACCATAGCCGAGAAGGAGCGACTGAGCGCCACCAACCCACGCGCGCCGGGTCTTGTCCTTGAACGCGGTACCACCGCTGTTCAGGCCCGGAGGCAGGAGGTCGGTCTCCATGAAGAGCACATCGTGGAACACGCCCAGAGCGGAACCGAAGATCGGGTTGTCGTCAATACGCCCGCCCTGAATGGCGGCTCGCATGATGTTGAACCAATCCGAGTTCGAGGCTCGAAGCTGCTCGACATGCTCATTCGACAAGAACATGACGTACTTCTTGCCAAACGGAGTTTCCGCAGGAGCAATCTTGGGCTTGAGCAGCTTGAGTCGGGTGACAAGCTGATTCACGAAGTCCACCGTGAGGGTGTCATTCGAGGTCAGGTTGCCAGCCGTCTTGCCATTCGGGCGCATGATGTGCTCGCTGTGAGTGGCAGCGATGGTGTTGTTCAGAGTGTAGGCATCGTCAGTGATGTAGTCGATGCCCGTCGCATGGAGGTGAAGACCGAGAGGAATCCGCTCAGCAAACCAGATCGCGAGGCTGTCCTTGGACTCGTCCAGGGCATCCTCAGTGATCCACTGCTGCTGAATCGGAGACTCGACTTCCACCGCCTGCCGGATGGTGTCAACGAAGAGCGCGAAGGTGTTCGTCTTGTACTGCGCAGCCGAACCCTTGAGCACCTCGTCCTGTACCTTACCGCGACCCTTCAGGCGATACTTCTTCTTGACACGGATAGAGCCTCCAGGCTTCTGGGTCAGGTCAAGATTGACCTGGCACAGCTTGCCATCAGACTCTCCCGCGAGCCCCTTGGACTCGTCAAGAAGGGGATCGCTAAGGGCGATCTCACGGTAAAGATCCTTCTCCCAGTTGATTACAACTTCGGGATCAGTAAGTGAGAGCCAACCCATGTGAATCTCCCATAGTTATGGATACATTGCTTCATTTCAGCGTTAGCCCATCGGGCTCTGCGGTTGGTCTAGCGGGCGCGAGCCGCTCTAGGAGAGATCCTGGTATTGAACAACGGGCATTTCTGCCCCAACGTAGATAGTCTACTACTGGCTAACTGTTTGTCAAGTTAGCGATTACTGCGAATCTTGTCCGCGCTGATGTCGCGGGTTCTCAGCCTGACACCACCCTTCTCCTTCGCAAGCCTGTCAGCCCACTCCCTGTATTCCGCATCCGTCATACGAGCAATGGCTGAAGCAGTCACCTTTCCCTCGCTGGCCCTGCCAGCCGCCTTCGCAATAGACGCACCGGCAGCCGCCCTCTTCTTGTCCGCAGCGATGATTTCCTTGGCATCCGGCCCCTTCTTCGATTCGGAACCAGGGGCATACCCCTTCTTGATCGCCCTCTTGTACAGTTCCTCTCCGGGGTCCTTTCCAGCCCTGAGCCAATTCAGTTTCTTCTGCTCAAGCTTCTGGGTCAGGAGGTTGTCCACCTCTTTCTCGCTGAGTTCCGGGTTCTCATCCATGGCCTCTTCGTAATCTACAGCACACAGATGTTTGATCGCATCTGAGTAGTCAGGAGTCTCTTCAGCGAAGTCCTTAATCGCCTCATTGGCGATAGTGATCGCAGACTGAAACTCTCGCTTGGCTTCCTTCTCGCGAGCAGCCCTCTCCATCTTCTCGATGCGGGTTTCTGTCCTGCGCTGCTGCGCATGAATCGCAGCAAGTGGGTTTGCATCGAAGTCTGGGACCTCGATCTCCTCCTCTGCTTCCTCCCTCTCCTTGGGCGTAAGCCGGTCAATAAGCTCGTTGAATCGAGCGCTCATGACCTTGTTCTCCCGCTCGACGATACGAAGACGAGCAAAGGGATTACCCCTTACTGGCTTGCCACCCTCTTCCTGCTGATCTTCGCCCTGCTCCTCGCTGGCTTCCTGCTCGACGGCGACCTCCTGCCCATCGTCAAGCGTCTCCTCAGCGGCATCAAAAGGCTCTCCAGGCATCTTCTTCTCCTATGTTATTACTGCTCAGTTTGTTCCTGACCCTGCTCCTGCTCCATTGCTGGCATGATCTGCTCGTGGATTAGGTACTGGTTCTCGATCAATTTCTGGATCTCATTCCCTCCTGGTGCCATGCTGATTACGTTAGTCATGATAGTCATGCGAGCGCTGACCGCCTGCATCTGCTGCTGAAGCTGCTGCATCTTCTGCTGGAACTGCTGCTCCTGACCCTGTCTGGCTTCGTAGTTCCTCTTGATCCTATCCCTCTTTGACTGGGGGATGTTGACAAGAAGATCCAGAGCTTCCGGGAATGTGAGCTTGCCTTGGCTCTCCCACTTCTCAAGGGTATTGGTCCTGGTAAGCAGATCAACCGTATCCATCTGCTCCGTCACACTCGTCGGCTGCTCGTCAATCTTGATGTCAAACCTGTTGATGTCACCCCACTCCGTGATCCCATCAAGATACTGGCCAACCTCACTACCAACGATGCGCTTGATCTCGTCGGGGCGGTAATACTCCTGGAGGAACTTGGTGTTGAGCATACCCCAGCGCCTGCGGTATCTACGGAGCGCATCGAAGATCGATGCCAGAATCGTGTTGGACGCCTGTCTCGCCGCGTTAACGACATTACCACTGACACGCCTGAGGTCGCTCTGGCTTCCAGTCTCGACAGAGGACAGACCAAACACGTCCATGACGGCCTGGTCCGCATACTGCAGAAGCTGCTGCAGCATCGGCGGGAAGTTTGGAGCGTCGATGGTCATGAACCTACCAGACTGAATGAATCCGTCCGGAACGAAGCTAACACCACCGAGCTTGGCGTACTCATTCATGAACGTGTCGGTGTCACCAACAGCACCCTCTTCAATGAAAAGGTGCTGCTTGGGAGACATCATGTACAGGGTCAGCATGTTGCTGAAGAACTTGTTCTTGAAGTCCTGTGCACCCTTGGCAACGTCTACCATGCCGTACCAGTCCATGCCGTCCTTCGTCTCGTAAGGGAACCCAGTCATGAACTCGTAAGTAAACCCAAACGGACGAATGCCAGTTTCCAGAACATGGTCAGCACTCACGATGGCGTACTTGTAGATGCGCTTCTGAGCCTTGTGCCAATGCTCCCAGTCTTCCCCAGTATAGGACTCGATCTCTGCGATCACGGCATCGAACTCAGCCTTGTCATCGTAGACCTTGAGAACGGTCTCCTCACTCATGAGGCTACCGAAGAAGCCCGCCCTCTCGTCCACACCCATGTTCCTGATGTCTTCGTAGCCAAGAGTCTTCGGGCTTCCATCCTCGTTCTCCCCGATATCGTATGTAGCTTCGGGGTTTGTGGTTAGCTCCCTGGAAAGCTCCAGGTTGACGGGGAGAGCAACTCGATAGATCTTCTTAAGCTCAGTCCATTCCCGCTCGACAAGAAACACTTCTTTCCTGGAGCTAGAGAACCAACGCTTGTTGACCACGTCACCCCATGTTCCGCGATAGCTCTCGACAGTTGGGGTCCCACCAGCAACAACGGACGGGCCAAATGGGTCCTGGTTCTTGATCATCCTTGAGAACGCCTTGCCGCCCTTCGAGGAGTCTCCCCACTGCTCGACAACCTCGCTCACCGGGACGAACTTACCGCAGATGTTGAAACGACGGTCAATTAGATTCTGTCTGCGAGCACGAGGGTCCCAGATCATGTACCATACCGGAACCGCCTCGTCAGCGATCATGCCGTGTCCTTCGGATGCAGTGTCATCAAACCACTTGTGCATGACTCCATAACCACTGGCGGCACACTTTCTGAACGCGAGGCTCTCTTCATGCTCAGTCTCAGCCTTGTCGCGCTGCCACCTATTGGCTCCCTGGAGAGCCTCAGCGATTCCGTTGTCCTCCTCGTTGAACCCATGGACGAACGGGACGATACGCTCCATGATCTCTCGGTTCGCAACTGCATTGACCAGCTTGAGAAGCGAGTTGAGCGGAAGGGCGGGCCTCTCTCGCGCGGCTTGGCGCTCGGCGTCGTCCTTCGACCACTGCTCTCCGCGCTCGAACTCCGCGTTGTCCTCGACCCGCTGATGGATGTCCGCGCACCAGTTCACGCCTTCGGAAATCTCAGTCTGCAGATCTTGTAGGATCTTCTCCTCGTCTTTCGACTTGCCCTTGTACTTCATGTCTCCTCCTTCACGCAGACATCCATGTCGCCTTGGACCACTTTCGACCGACGACACCGGAACGACTGTACCCCATAGATGGCCACTGGATGGGCCGCTCTTCGTTGACTTCTGTGTCCCAGATCAATGCACCAGCATCCAAAAGATCATCATGCGCCGACCTTGGGAAGGTATCAAACTCGTGATCGAGGAAGTACTCCACAAGATCCTCTGTCGATCCCTTGTCGGTTTTGTACTTGATTCCCCAACCACCATCCTTCAGCATCTTCGGGAACAAGACCTCTCCCTTCTGGAGAGCGGGAGCCCAAGCCGCCCACTCGCGCTCCTGCTTTGCGCTCTGGAATCGGCCAGTCTTCTTGACCTTGCCCCTGCACGGGACAACCGGGATGTACACACCATTGCCCCTAAGATTACTAGCAATCATTTCAGCCCACGTTTGGCTGTACATCTGCTCGACGCGGATCTCCACCACCCGCTCTGAGATGTTCGCAAACTTCGATACCAGATTGAAGATCTCGTCGTGGAACTCGGACTTGGCAGGATCCAAGTATCTACGAAGACCACCGACCCAATAAAGCCTCTTGTCCGACCCGGCAGCCCACACCCAGATCCCCATCGGGTCGATGATTCCCTTGCTGGCATCGATGCACACATAGATATTCTTGTTCTTGCATACCTTCTTGACATCGTCAGTGTACCAGTTCAGCAGATCCCTGCTGAATGTCCTGTCCTGTCCAGCGAGAAAGCTGCAGCAGATCTGCTTTGCGTATTCGTCTTTGCCACCAGACCTCAGTGTCATTTCATCGAACTTCTGTCTGCAGATGTCCAGAGTGTACGGGTATATAGGAGTGCCGCCAAGCGGCCCGTCGCCTGGAACAGATAGATCCTCTCCGGGAACCATACGAACCCTGTCCGGATCGTCCTCTTTGTACTTCTGGTAAACAAGGTTTGCCACACCACTTGAGTGATAGAGCGTATTCGTGACAAAGATGATTGGCTTTGGTAGCACAGCAGGGGTTGCGAGGTTCACTGCAGAGGCAAAACTCTCGTGCAGGGTATCCAGCAATTCGGGAGTCGCAGTGACGCTCTCGTTCTCGGCATCGTCAAAATGGAGAACATCATACCCCGCTCCCGTAGGTGCGCCTCGCATATACCCCTGCTGTTCAAAGGTCTGCGTATTCCTGACTCGATCTCTCTTCAGCCGAAGTCCGTCTTCGAGGCTCCACACGCATTCTCCGGTCTTTGTCGCCTCGATAGGATCGTCCCAGAGGCGGTCAGAGAACAAGACTCGAAGAAGCTTATTGGTCTCAAGTTCCTCCTTGATCACCCTAAGGTGCTTACGGGCAAGCTTGCGTTCTACGCTAAAGATGCACTGAGAAGATTCCGGGTACTTCATCCCGATCTGGATCGCCCCAGCGAACGTCCTAACCGTGCTCTTCCCTCCACGCCTGGCGCTCCCATCGAAGCTCGACTCACACCTGTTGATGTATCTCTGGTTCAGCTTGCACATCTCAAGAAAGCTGTCGTGGAAGAAGAAGGGTTCCTTCGTTTCTGAATGAATCACCCTGCTCGTTGACAGGACGTAGTTGATCAGAAAGAACAGATCTTCTAGACAGAACCACCGCATAGCCTCTTCCCATGCGGATGCAGATCTAGCTCTCTCGTTCTTGATCCACTCCCAGTTGGCTGAATACTCCTCAAGAGTGTTTGGAATCCAAAGGCCGCTCACGACTCACCACCAACGATTTCTACATCGATCACTGTGTTCGCCTCTAGCTGTGGACGAGTCTTCTCGAAGAACTTCTCTTGCCTCTCGGCGAGCTCGGACAATGCTCTGCCCCTGTCCAATGTATGCTGAACGGTTCCTGCGACATGGACATCGACCTTGTCGCCCCACCTCTGCCGATCTCTAGCTTTCAGGATCTCTTTTGCGATCCAAGCCTTGTTCCGATGGGATGGTTCTAGTTCAAGACTCTCATGAAGGATCTGCTCTGCCCTGTCAAGAAGGCGAGCCTCCGTCTGTGCCACCATTTCAGTGAACGTGCGGTCGTACTCCGTCTTGTTGGGATCCATCTTCCGCATAATCGAAGAGTAGGCATACGGAGTTACCTCCGCAGCCTTGACCCTCGATTTCGTCTTGAGATACTCTTCGCAGAACTTCAAGCGCCATTCGGGATCTTCTGTCTCCAAGCTTGGCCTTCCTGTCCCGTTAGGGGCGTTAACTCCGAACTTCTGCTTGCACAGAACGTCCAGATCTCGATCCTCTTTTCTCCAGATGCCGACATCGTTTGTCAGTCCCTGGACCTTGGTAGGATCGGTAGACCACTTGCGGCAAATCGCATTGATCGACTCACCGCCACCTCGCTCCACTTCCTCTCGAAACAGTTCCTTATTCCAAAGGGGATGCCGAGTCCCCCTGGCTACGGCCTCTTTTCTGGAGGCCATCTAGACCTCCTCAGAACTTCGGTCGGACCTTGCTCTCGTTGAGCTTGCCGCCACCCATCTTGAGATGACGCTTGCCAGTCTCCTTCTCGGGGACCATACTGTCGCAGCCAGTCCACTTGCCATCTGACTTGGCAACATCGTTGATCGGACGAACGTCCGTGCGAAGCTTCTTGACAGCCTCAGGCCGAAGCCCGTTAACACCAAAAACCTTACTCATGTCTATCTCCTATGAAGACTTGTTACCTAACTGGCTGACGACCCTGGCTAGCTGAGAACATACCCCTTGGAGTTCCGAATCTTCCCCTGATTCCACCCCTCCGGAACGCATCAACAAGTTGCTGACGATTCGTTCCAGGGGGCAGATTAAGACCCTTCAGTGGGCCTCGATTCTTACCAAGACGCGGCCTGGGTCGGCCTCCACCGGGCTTCAAGATCGGACCAGTCCGACCTGGAGGGAACTTCTTGTCACCCCAACCGCCCGGAGGCACTCTGGCAATCGGCCCAGTATCCTCTGGACGCATCGGAGGAAAGGCGGGAGGCATCGAGCCTCCACCCGGCGGAATACCCTGCAAGCTCCCACTCCCCCTAACCGTAGCAGCAACGGCGGGATCAATTGTTTTCGTATATGTCGGCGGCGGCTGGAAGCCACCACCGGGCGGTTGCATGGGAGGACCAATCTCCGGCCGGAAGCCGCCACCGGGCGGCTGCATGGGCGGACCAATCTCCGGCTGGAAGCCGCCACCGGGCGGTTGCATGGGCGGGCCAACAGGACCCATCCCGCCGCCAACAGGACCACTCTCTCCATTGCCACCAGGAGGCATCATCGGAGGATTCATGTCCGGAGCCACGCCGCCGCCCATAGCCGAATTGAAAGCACCCTGAGCAGGAAGAGGATACCCCTCGATGCGCTGCTTCATGGCGGCAATCTGCTCGGGGGTAAGGGGCTGCCCATCAGAACCCATCTGAGGAGGAGCCATGTAGATACTAGGGTCCTGACCACCTGAGAAGATCGGGATCCCCTGACTTGCCATCTTCTGCCCCATTTGAGTCGTCGGGACGGGCGATCCCGGTCCATAATTAGCAGGCATAGTAGCCTCCCTTCAAGGTTGTATGTTCCATCACTATCTCACTCTTGTCAAGCGAGTTACTCTCCATCTGGATTTCTCGGCTTATCTTTGGGTGCAGTGAACACGTTCGCAGCAAGTCCATTGAAGAACCCGATCAACGCAAAAATGACAACAGGCGGCGTTAGGATGTCCCCCCATTTGACAGACTCTGTCACCTTGTCTCCCATGGAAGTCAGCATGCCAATCAAGGCAAACACCCAAGTCATACCGTCAATCTTCACACCCTTCCTGAGAGACATTGGCACCCTCCTATCTTACCTTTGCCATCTTGGCATACAGTTCA